AATCATATAAATCTCTTTTTGGGTTTTGGATTACTTTTCTACCGGGAGCAACTTTCATTGTACCTGCTATTTTATCTAAAACTTTTTGTTTGCCTTTAGCTGGTATCATTTTAATAATCTCTGAAGCAAGCTTAGGAATCTTTCCTGTTACAGCTTTTGCAGTGCCAGCTACACCAGCACCCGGAATAGCCATACTCATTATCATATCCATTAATGCATTTTCTTCTGCACCAACCCTATCTGCATCTACCATTGAATACTGACTCTGACCTTTAGCAGATTCTTCTAACATAGCTTGAGCAAGAAGTTCATCCATAGTAGAAGTAGCAGTAGCGTCACTAACACCACCATCTTGATAACCCGGAACTTTTCCACCATTTTCATAACCAGCGATATTTTCATTACCAACCATACCACCATTTGCCATAGGCTGCATTTGAGATAGCGTTGCTTCTGTTATTAAAGCATCAATGTTATCATGAGCTGCACCATCAGATACAGAGTTTAATTGTTCTAATAGTGGTAATCCCAACATTTCTGCGGATTCCCTTTTAATTACAAATTCACCGGGGGTTAATCTTGCTGGAACAGTATCGGTAGAACCAGCCATTAGTCACGAACCTCAAAATGGGGAAAATCATCGAAGCGGTTGTCCATGACCTGAAAATCCATATCCCAGTCTCCGCCCCACCTTAAACGAATACCCATGTTCCTAGCAAGCCCAAGGACAAAGCCAGCGAATAATGTCTGTCTTTCACGGTCTTCCCAATCAACAGGATAAGGGGTAACGTCAACGGCTTTAGAAGGACTAGAATTATGCCTACCATTAGGATACTTAACTTTTGTGCGACCTTCATCATATAATTTATTTTGCCTTTCTTTACTACGATGACCCTCTAAAATAGAACAGTCAACATAGTTAATTACTTCATTAAAGACATCTTGAAGCCGCTCATCACAGCTTGAAAGACGCTCTTTTGATTTTTTAGAGTATCTAGGCATTCATTGTATTATACGAATAATGTCAAAAGAAATACAAATATTATTTAAACTTTTGAACCAGTCATCCAGTTGTAGGCTTTTTTGATTTTATAGTAATCAAATTTATCTTGTACAACTTTCAATTCACTTTTTTTCATTTTCTCTGTTTTAGGGGGGCGAGCAAAATAGTCAGCATAATAAAGACCATCCATTAAATCATCATTTCGTGGTTTAGGGTGTTCAAAGAATTCATCAACTAATTCGGTCATATGTCTATAAACATATAATTTTTTAGAATTCACTATCTGACCAAGTGCTGTTTCAAGTCTATCTTCTTTTTTAACCCTAGCTGGTGGTTTAACACCTTTAAACAGTCCCGGCATCAGTCTTCTTTCTGTAGCAGACATTCTGGTTACCATATCTCGAACCATTTCCTGAGCAGCAACTGTTTCAATGGTAACTCTTCTAACAGGGGAGTATTTCTTAGCATATTCTATAATTTTAGCGGGGACATCAAAGGTTGGTATTCTTTCCCTGAAGTAATCTAAAATATATCTATTCTTATTAGAATCAATACCCATAACCATAATTACCTGAAAGTCAGATGTTTCAGTAGCGGTGGCAGCTAGGTCTACACCAATATAAACATTAATAGGAATAGCATCATCTTTATCAATAATGTAAGGCATATTATTCTCTTTTTTAAATGTACCGTTGTAGTATTGAATTCTATCTATTTTAAAAGCAGCATTGGTAATATCACGAGCATCATTCATATACTCCTGAGCAAACTTATTCACCAGACCAGCTTCAATAAACTCCCGCTTTTTAGCCTGTAATTTCTTTTCTGAGAATTGGGATGCCCATATTGGCTTTCCATTCTCTATTGCTTTATAGAAATTTACTGTCCAAGGATAATCACGCCCATCTTCCTGTGCTTTTTTCCAACCATCATATGTCATTTGCAGATAAGAGTCATAATGAACAATCGTACCGCAAAGCCATATCCAACCTTCATTACCGGGGGTCTCCTCTAATGCTGGATATACTGTAGATACAATCCATTTTTTAATTTCAGACCTGCGTTCTGGTGTCTTGGTATTCAATTCCGATTCAAAGTCATCTAATACAATACCAGTATAACGAACATCTACCTCCGCACGACCTCTTAATCTCTGAGAAGTACCTTTTGCAATCATTCTATCGCCTTTGGCAGTAACAATATCTTTTTCTGTCCATCTTTTTCCAACAGAACCACCATCCATTGTACCAAAATAATATTTTATCATTTTATTATTCTCAAAATGACTCCGCAGGTATTTAAGGTGGTCTATTGCCTGACCTTGTTCTTCTGACACCCAAGCGATAAAATGCTGTTCATCTGTTTTAGAGAAACATAGTTTGTGCATAATAGCAGCTTTTGCCATAACAGATTTACCGTGACCCCTTGGAATAATATTACATATTCTAGCTCCCGGCTTGGTAGTTATCAATTCTTTGGCAATTTGGTAATGGAAAGGTGCTGATTCAGATTTCTTTAAGAAATCGTTTGGTAAAAAAGCTCTGCCAAAGTAAATCAGGTTATTATATGAGTTCTGGAGAATTTCATCCCTTTCCTTCATATCACTGGGGCTGGGTGTTATATTAAAATCTTTTTTAAATGGTACAGGCATTATGCTTCATAAATATCACTACTGTCAAAACTGCCGAATTGAACTAGATTGTCCTTTAAATCAAAGACACTTTCACAAATATCACATATCCAGCCGCTCAATTTATTCATAGAGTCTAAATATGGTAATTTACTCATAACAGTATTCCCAATAACTTCACAATCACAGGCGGGGCAGTAGTTTGTCCCATAAATTAATTCTTTTAATTCAGTTTTAGAGGCTAATCGAACCGGGAAATAGATACTAGGTTTTTTTTCCATTTAATTTCATTGGCTTTGGTTCTGCCAATACTCCCGCTTTAAACGCTTCTAACTTTTCCTGACTGAATCCTGTAAATTCCTGTATCAATGAAACAGAGTCTACTTTCTTTTCCGAATTTAACATACCTGAAATCTTCATTAATGTTTCAATGGCTCTCATTTTATCTGAATCTCTTGAACCAGAGGCTTCTACAATATCTTTTGTCTTTTCTAATAAATAAGATTTTGTAATCCCAGTTTCATTTAATAACAATTCTATTTCTTTATCTATCAACTGTCTAACCTTTTTACTTTTTAATAAGACCTTGGTCTTTTGTTTTGCATAATCTAAACTTTTAGTATTCTCATGAGCTTTCATAAAAGCATCAATCGGTCTCATACCACTAGCTATATACTTTGCAAATATACGCTTAGATATGGATAAGTTGCCGTCTTTTATTTTAGCATACCAGTTCTTCTTCCCAAACCGCCATATATCATGAACTGGCTCTCCCTCAATATGTATTGTCCTTTTAATATTAGCCATTCCCAGTAAAGTCCTGATATATTCATCCTTTCTATCTTTTTTTCTATCTCTGGTTTTTATTTTACCCCTTTTAATAACTACGGTTACCTGTCCATCATCTGTTTTAATCCAGTCGCCCGTATTTGCCTCTCTCCAGTCGGATTGTATGGTTTGCTTAGGGTTATGTCGCCTAAACTCTTTTTCATCCTTATAGAGCGTATATTCAACGCCTTTTATCTTTCTGGTGTAAGCCATACTTAATTAGGATGGTTTATAAATAGATTTTCTCCGTCTGAGAGCAGTTCGAATTCTTTGAGTGCTTTTACTCTGGATAATAGCTCGGCAATTTTACCATAGGTGCAAGAAGTAGGGTTAATAACGTCTAAAAGTTCTATTTCATTACCCAGCTTTCTGATTTCATTAATATTGGTAAAAACATCAATATCATCAAAAGAACCTGCCATCGCTTTCTGGAATCTGGTTTTTCGCTCGCTCATATGTTAATTTAACTTAAAAGGTAGTTAAGGGTAAAGATAATAAAGTTATCCACAAAGTTATCCACAATACCTAATTAAGCTATATAGTATAATATAGTAGTATAGTATCTTTCAATAAGTGAGTATAGTAGTATAGTATTATAGTAGTATAGTATAATAGTAATATAGTATAATATAGTATAGTATAGTAATATAGTATAGTATAGTACCCCGCCCTAGCAAAATCTTTAAAAAATTGAAAAAAATTATATTTGTATTTGTGTTCTTCTTATAATTTGCATGGGTACTCCCCCTAACCCGATTCAGGTTGTAATAGTTAAATTGAGAAATCCGTTTTTGATTGCAGGCAGGTTGAAGTATGCAGGACAATACAAGACCTATACTCATAATTGAGTATGTAAGTGTAACAATATCAACATATACAACTAAATTGGAACTTTGACCCTCGAAAATGTAATAATAGGTAGCAAACGGGATACAATCTTTGTGTCAGGGACTTGCCAATAGTATTAATGTGAATTACTCTAGTCTTACTCACGGTATCCAATCCGAATTCAATTAATACTATTCTTTTGTTGAATGTTAATTGAAAGGAATAAACATGAGTTTATTAGATAAGTTAAAAAACATTGGTACTGATGGTATTAACGCACTTAAAGAGATGAGATACTTCCATAATTGTGGAGTATGTCATCATCCAATGAACACGAATCAAGACCCTGAGGCATATCATTCTAGTAATTTAAATGGATGGTATCACAGGGAATGTATGAACACGTTAGATAGATGTGACAGTTGCGATAGGTCTAGCTTACGTTTAGAGCATGGTATATGCTCTCGATGTATGCGGTCTGATTCTATTCGTAGCTATTCATATAAACCTAGTCCATTGTTTCATAGAGTAAACAACAAGAAGAAATCTGTTTTGGTTTCTGATAGTGGCTACTCTCAACATGGATTGCCTATTTTGCATTTCGGTGTAGAGATAGAATGTGATAGACATGAAGACGAAACTGAAGACTATGACAATTCGATTATATTAGAGGGCAATCAGTTTGCATCTCTAGTTAGTCTTATTGGCAGAGGCGTTCGGAAGAGTAATTTATTCTATTCCAAATCAGATGGTAGTTTGACGGAACAAGGAATAGAAGTAGTCTCACATCCATTCTCTTGGAACTTTTGGAAGAAGTATGGCAGGGATATATATGACACGTTATTTAGTACTATACTATCTAGTGGTTATTTCTCTGCGGAGTCTTTTGAAGGCGGAATGCACATTCATGTTAGCAAGAATGCGGTAAACAGGACACAATTACATAAACTGTTATGGTTTATTTATGAGTGTCCAGAGTTTATTAAAAAGATTGCTCAAAGAGAATCCCACTATGGAAAATTGACTTGGAGGTCAATTATTGGTTCTACCTATGGAGATGCATCATTCAAGAATAGACGAAGACGTGTAGCAAGAATCTGTAAAGCTAAATATTCTAGCGTGGCAGATAGATTAACAGCGGTAAACCTACAGCCTAATAATACAATAGAGTTCAGAATATTTAATGGTACATTGAATATTATGACACTATCCAAGGCTATAGAGTTTATTCATTCTCTTTTATCTTA